TATTTTTACATTATTTTTCTTAAAATTAACAATTGTAAAATTATTAATAAAATCGCGTCCTTGTAACATAATAAGACACGATAATTTTGTAGAACTGACGGACCTTGTAGAACTGACGGACCTTGTAGAACTGACGGGTTCGTAATTGGTAAGGTTGTTAAATGCAAAATAATAAGTAAAAAATGTTTTATATAAATTATATACAAATCGAATATCATTTGTTATCAAAGACTTGTCATAATTATTTAAAGATTGTGTAGATATCATTTCATAAAAAAACAAATCGCCATTATTATTGACGTTGTTTGTATTTTCTGGTAATAAAACTAGAAACGTGAATAAATTATTAAAGAGTATATTAAATTTATGCTTGTATGAACGACTATAGTATTTCATATAATCTTTTGTAAAAGGTTTACATAATAACCAAAAATTACAAGCTGTTATATAATCATCTAAGTAGAAATATATTTCATAAATAATATCAAACGGAAGTGTAATCATTACTTTAACTTTGTAAATTTAATTTACTTTAAAAAAACAAATTTGTATTTAAAAAACTGAATTATTTACAACAAATAGATAGTACAAAGAATTATGGACAAGTTTTATAAAAAGAATCTTATTCATATACCAGATGATTTTTATAAAAGTGATATTGATATACAAATTATAGAATGGTGGGCACAAGATGAAGAAGATATTGAGAATGATATATTATCAGAAGACTCGGGTGGTTACGATGGTAAGGAGTTGAATAAAGAAGTATATACAATTAGATGTTTTGGAGTTACAAAGTCTGGGATATCAGTTACATGTAAAATAACAGGTTTTAAACCTTATTATTATGTAAAAGTTCCAAGTTCATTTACAAGAATACATTTAAACTATTTTTTAAAATACATTGAATCAGGGTACATGTTGAAAAATTTTAAAGAACCTTTAGTAAAAGAAAATGGTAAACATAGATCGTGTATAGAACAAAAAAAGGATTTATTTGGATTTAGAAATGGAAAAGAATATAAATATGTCAAATTAGTTTTTAACAATTATTCAGCTATGATGAAGAGTAGATATTTATTTAAAAAAGCAATAGAAATTCAAAATGTTACAAAACGTCCAACAAAATTTAAATTATATGAAAGTAATTTTGAACCGTTTATGAGATATTGTCATATTAAAGATATTTTAATGGCTGGTTGGATTCGATTACCAAAGGGTAAATATACAATTACAAAAGATAGTTCTACAACTCAAATAGAAGTAGCAATTGATAGAAAATCTGTAGTTTCAATGAAAGAGCACAAGGATCTTGCAAATTTTTTACAAGCTTCTTGGGATATTGAAGTGTATAGTCACGATAGAACATTTCCAGATCCTGAATTTAAAATTCGTAATTCTGATGGAAGTATTAATTACCCAAATGAAATTTTTCAAATAGCAACAACTTATAAATATGTTGATAAAACTGGAACGCTAGATGAAACAGATGGGTTTTTAGTTAAACATTTATTAACATTAAAACGATGTGCTAAAATAGATGATCCTGGTGTAATTGTTGAAGAATGCAAATCAGAACGTGATTTAATTAAACGTTGGGTTGATATAGTTTCAAAAATGGATCCTGATATTTTTTATACATATAATGGCGACTCTTTTGATTGTATGTATTTAATTGAAAGAGCGGTAATATTAGGTTTGGCATCAAAAAAGAAATCTGGATCAAAAACTGTATATTCTGGGTATGTATTAAAACAATTGAGTAGAATGACTGATCGTCAAGCAGAAATTAAAAAAGAATTTTTTAGTTCTAGTGCATATGGTGACAGTGAATTTAATCGTGTATATATTCCAGGACGTTTAAATTATGATTTATTAATTCATTACAAACGTGGTATGAAAAAATATTCTAGTTACAAGTTGGATAATATTGCATCGGAAGTATTAAAACAAAACAAACACGATGTTAGTGCAAAAGAGATGTTTGATTACTACCAACAAGGTGATCCTGAAAAGATAAAAGAAATTGCTCTGTATTGTATACAGGATACAGCTTTACTTCAAAGATTAGTCGATAAACAATTAATTTTGACAAATATTATGCAATTGGCAAATGTTACGTTTGTACCGATTGGATTTTTGACAACTAGAGGTCAGACAATCAAGGTGTTTTCTCAAGTTTTAAGAAAAGCAAGACAGATGAATTTTTTAGTACCTCATACAAATTTTAATGAAGATAGTTTTCCATTACAAATTAAATGTCGAGAACCTCATAATTTAGATAAAGATGATATTGGTGAATATATCGAAATTAATTGTGGGAAAAGTCAGTCTGAATCTAATAAGCCACTTGTATTAACAGCAAAAATATCAGAAATACTTGATGAAAATCTATTTGTTGCTCTTACAGATACAGAAATTAAATCAGAATTTTTCAATGTAAAATTTAAATACCGAAGAACTGATTATGTAATTTCTAGAATATCTTCAAACGAAGATGCTATAGACACTAGTTTTACTGGAGCAACTGTTTTAGAACCTGTTTGTGGAATGTTCAATGATAACGTGGCAGTTTTAGATTTTGCTAGTTTATATCCGACAATTATGATTAGTAGAAATTTATGTTATAGTTCGTTTGTGTTAGACAAACAGTATTTAGGTATACCGGATGTAAATTACGAAAACATTAAATGGGATGATACCGTTGAATACAAGTTACGTCAAAAGTGCGAAGCAATTGGTAAAAGTGGTAAAAGTAAAGGACAAGTTTGTGGAAAACAAGCATTCTTTGAAATAGATGAAAAATATTATTGTAGAATTCACGATACATTAAAAAAAGAGAGGACAAGTGATGAGAAATTTCAAAAACGAGATGTTAGTTATGATTATACAATAGTGCAACCACATACAGATGAAACAGGGGCTGTAGTTAACAAGGGTGTATTACCAGCTCTTTTAGAGGAACTTTATGCGGAAAGAAAGCGTGTAAAACGTGAAATGGCACAAGCAGCGGCAGAAGGTAACAAATTATTGGAAAGTATTCTTGATTCTACACAACTTGCTATAAAGGTGTCGTTAAATTCTACATATGGGTTTCTTGGTAGAGGTCAGGGGAACTTGATTTTAAAAGAACTAGGTTCTATAGTCACATCAGTTGGTAGAATGTTGATTGAACAAAGTAAAGAATATGCAGAAGGACCATTTATAGAATATATAAAAGAAAATGGTCTCTTACAGCATAAATTAGAATACAAACCAAACGATTTAAGTCCAGAAGAAAAACAAGATGTATTAAAATTATTTTCCGTAAACTGAGCGATTATAAAGTATTATGTGAAATTAGAAAACATTTATAATAAAGTAATTAAAGAAGCAATTTACTTGAAAAATTGAATTAAAGTTAAAAAGTTAATATTATAACTTTAATTATGTCAAATTTAGATAAAATATGGAAAGAATTTAAAACGAATAAAAGTAAAGATACCTTAACGTCTAACGAAGGTACTTTAACGTCTAACGAAGATACCTTAACGTCTAACGAAGATACCTTAACGTCTAACGAAGATACCTTAACGTCTAACGAAGATACCTTAACGTCTAACTTAATGTCTAATGAAAACTTTGTTAAAGATCAAAAGTCTTGTAAAAATTGTTTTGGTGAAAATCTGCATACTAATTATTTAGATTTGATTTGTTATGATTGTGGACTAGTAATTTCTTCAAATTATGTAACGAATTGTAGTTCATTCGAAACAGTACCTGAAGCGATACCAAAAAAAAAATACAGTAATAATTATAACAAGAAAATAAGCAAGATGCAAGATTGGTATATGTGGACAAATGATGAAAAGAATATTTATAAACTTAAAACGTATGTTAAAAATTTATGCAAAGATTTGAAAATATCAGAATATCTAATTGAGGAAATTGTGAATGTAGTAACTATGGTTATGGATACAATTAAGCGGAATGATGGTACAAAAAGAGCAAGAGTTAAAGATGGTATTTTAGTTATATGTATATATTATGTTTCAAAAGATACAGTTACACCATATTCTTATATGGATATGGCAAAACGATTAGATTTGGATATAAAATATGTAACTAGGGCAGAAAGACTAATTTTGGAATTGGTAAATTCTAAAAAATTAAATCTAAGTAAATCAGTGGTTTTAGATACACAAAAACCATATGAGTATATAATTAATACAATCAAAAGTAAAAATCTAAATATAGATAATCAAATCTTGGAACACACACAGTCATTAATTACAATTTGCGAAGATAATGATATCTTATTAGATCATACACCACTTTCTGTTGGAGTTTCTTGTTTTTATTATATTCTCAAGTTAAATAATATAGATATCGATTTGAAGATATTTTCTGAATTATATGATTTATCTGTAGTTACTGTTGTTAAAACATATAACAAATTAAAAGTTTACGAAAAACAAATTTCAAATATGTTGTAAAATTTCAAATATGTTGTAAAATTGCAAAGTGTATATTAAAAAAAAAGCCCAATAATTTAAGTTATTGGGCTTTTTTGCATTAAATTTATTTTACATTTTGTTTAAGTTTTATAGTGAGTAGCTGTTTTATCAAAAATCCAATGGTAATTATTGTAATGAACATCTGTTAAAATTCTATTTCTGAGACCTGGTGGTGATATTTTAGCAGCTTTAGCCGCTGCTGCTATATTTGGATAGTTTGTCCGTTGACCTGTGTTACAGTTTATTTTAATAACAGGTTGATCTAACATTTGATCTTCTTTACTTACACCACTGTATCGCCACAAATAACCTTGACATATACTCTTATTTCTCAATGCCACACCAATTGCCGTTCCAGTGGTAAGACCCAGAGACCTACCGGCGGCCTCGATACTAGGAAACGTAGCTATTACGTCTCCAGTATCCTTTTGAATTTGGTCAATTGATCGTTTTGCTTTTCTAACAAATGGCACTTCTGGATCATTTAATTCAACATTTTGAATTGTCTCACCGCACAATTTATTATTTATATTATATAGGTCATTATTTATTAATAGTTCTTCTAATTTAGAAATTATTTGCAATATTAATTTAACATTATCAAGTGATCCATCAAATGTATCATTATTTAAGAATACGAGATGTCGTTTTAATAAATACATCATTGTTTTTTCTACGAATGGATGTTTAATTTTAATCTGTAATTTCATTTCACCAGTTGGATGACTTGACTTATACACCTTTTCTCTAGTTTCTATCGTTGCTGTTTTACATAATCCAATTTTATATCTTAGATTACTACATTCGAACGCAAATAAAGAATAACCACCTAACGTTTCTACTTTATTATGTGTTTTAAATTTATTTTCATCTGTACTTGGAGTAAATTTAGCAAGTTGTTTTTGTAATTTGTCATTTTGAGCTTGTAAAGTTGCATTTTCATCCCTTAATTGATACAATTCTGTTTCTAAATTAGTATTTCGTTCAATCAACTTTTTATAATTTTCTATATTATATTGATTATTTTCAATAATTACCTTGATATATTCCTCGAACTTTTCCAATGAAAAATCAGGATTTTGTTTTGTTGGATCAATACAGATAAGTTCTCTATAATTCATATCGTTAATCATTAAACTTCTGATATGCTTTTTTAATACAGTATGCTGCTTAATACAATTTTCAATTTCAATTTGATTTGATACTTTAAAAACATTAATTAACCTAAAATTAGTATATGTTTTTTTATGAACTTTTACTCTTTCTTGTAGATTATTACTGTTACCAAATTTAAGTAAATTACCACCTACAGTATCTTTATTGTCAATTTTACCATAATAAATACATTGAGTGTTAACTGGAAATTGACTTAATAATGTTTTTTCCAATAATTCTTCTTTTTCTAATTCAGTTTGTTCTTTGTGTTCAATTAAAAGTTGTTCTTTTTCATATAATTGAATTTCATATTCGATTTCATTTTGTTGTAATTGAGTGTTCTTAATTTGCAATTGGGATCTTAATTCATTACTTTCTTCGTTTATTGTTTCTTGTAAACTTTCTTCTAATTTAATAAAATAATCATGTATTTCATCTGCTTTTTTTGTATTACTTTTAAGACACAGTTTTTTAAATGTATTTACAGTCATTAAAATATGTTCTTTATTTTTACCAGCACCACCTAAATTCTTAGTAGGAAAAGCTGCTCCGCAAGTTGGCGGAGCAGCTTTTTCTTCCATCAAATCCTTATGGATTTTATAATCTATATCTTGTGTAAAATGTTTTGTTAAAACTCTTTTACATTCTTCTTTTCTACCAAATCCTAACCATTTCCATACATCACTCATATCTATAACAAAATCTGTTTTAGAATTGTAGTTAAGATAACAATAAAAACTTGATACAAATAGTCTTTGTTCATTTTCTGTAAATTTTTCTTTAACTTTTGTAAGGAAATTGTTTTGATATTTTTCTGACAACTTTATTATAGGATTATTGTCTATTAAATTTACTATATCAAGTTTTTGCATTTCCATTGTTTATAATATTATATAAATTTTAACTTTAAATTAAAATTTGTAAAAAACAGCAAAGCTTTGTAAAAAATTGCAAATTGTAAAACTAATCAAATTTTACAGTGTATTTTACATTTTGTCTAGACACACTTCTCGAGGCAGAAATGCTTAATGGTTGACGTTTTTGAGCAGAATCGTCTTTATTTGACTTTTTACTTTTCAATGAATTTTTCATATCTTGTTCAATGGTGTTTAAATTAGTCTTTACGTAATTAAGTATATCATTTTCAAAGCACCATCTAAAGAAACATAATTGACCACAAGACGTTTCTATGTAATCTTCGTCATTGTAATAAAAAATGATCTTATTCTTACGACAAAAAGGGTCAAATTGTTTTTTACTGAAGGACTTTAGTTGCAGTTTATAATTTTGATATACATCAATTGATTTATTATTGTTATTATTGTTATTATTGTTTGAAATAATAGTACGATGTTTTTTTGAATAATTAGTAATAAACCAATCTAATATTCTTAATGAAATAATACTATTTTGATCTATAATACTACGAATTTGTTCAATGTAAATTGAATTTCTATAAAAATCAGTCAGGGATTTCATTAATAAACTTAGTTTAGTATCAATGTCCAAATCCCCTTTAATTCTACCCCTTTGTTCATCTCTTTGTTCATCTCTTTGTTCAGCTCTTTGTTCAGCTCTTTGTTCATCTCTTTGTTCATCTCTTTGTTCAGCTCTTTGTTCATCTCTTTGTTCAACCGCTTCTGTTTTACTAATTGAAAGTGACATATATAGAGTTAATATTATACAAATTTTTAAATTAAAAAAGCAACGAACTAATAATAAAAATATACATTAATTTTATTATTATAATATTTTTTTTTTAAATGTAAACAATATAAATATGGAAGACGTAAAAACAGAAGTGGTATCCTTATTAACAGCAGTAAAAACCCAATTAACAATTCATAATTTAGTAATATATCTAATTGAAGGTTTGGCAGTTGCAATTGCAGCATATGTAATTCCTAATAGAAGAACAAAAATAAATGAAATTTTAGTAATAGCAGCAATTGCATCAGTCAGTTTCTTTGTTCTTGATTTATTCTCTGAAAAAGTAGGTTCAGGCTCTCGTCTTGGTGCAGGTATAGGAATTGGTTATAATTTAGTCAATATAACTTCAGCACTTCCATTTATATAAAAAAATTAAATAGTAATCTAAACAAGTTACAATTTAATTTAAAAAAAGAATTTAAGAAAAAATTGAAAAAGGATTTAAAAATATAAATTAATATCAATTATAACAACAACAACAAAACAAATATTAAAAATGTCTATTATTAAAGCAATCAACCTTGACTTGAACAAAGTTTCATTCTCTGATGTTAAAACTGACAACCACGGAAGAAAAATGGTATATGTAAATTACAATGGCGGTAAAATTATGGTTCAAACACCAAAAATGTATGTACCAAATGGTATTAAGCGTTGGCGTAAAAAGGATGCCACTGATAATAAGGATGATTCTTTTGAATTGGAATTATCTTTTGGTGGCGAAGATAAAGAAGATAAGAATTCACTTGAAATTCGTGATTTTCATAATAAGCTTGAACAATTTGATGAATTGGTAAAACAAACTATTATGGCGAAAAGTAAGGAATGGCTTGGTAAGCAAAAAGTTTCTATGGAAACTATTGAAGATGCTTATTATGCCCCTTCTGTAAAAGTACCTACTGATAAAGATGGTGCTATTCTTGACTATCCATCAAGAGTTAGAGCAAAGTTGGATCGTGAACGCGAATCTGATTCTGAAAATTTTACTGGTAGATTTTTAAGCAACAAGCGTTTTAAGACTCCTGTTTTATTATTTGATGACAGCAAAACTGCACTTGATCTTAATGAATCAAATTTTGACAGTGTCGTTCCAAAGGGTAGTCAAATTATTTGTGTACTTGAACTTGTCTATCTTAGTATTACTACAAAGGTATCGGCAAAATGGAAGCTTGTCCAAGGAAAAGTTTCCAAGAATCAACAAAGCATCACTACTTATGCTATGATTGATGAAGATTCTCAACCAGATGATCTCGATACTGATGGCGGTGTAGTTGAAGCTACTAAAGCTCTTAGCCTCGGCGAAGAATCTCTTGAAGCAGCTGAAGAAGAAGTTGTTGAAGAAGAAGAAGTTGTTGAAGAAGAAGTTGTTGAAGAAGAAGTTGTTGAAGAAGAAGAAGAAGAAGAAGAAGAAGAAGAAGAAGAGGAAGTTGTAGTAGCTCCTCCTCCACCAAAAGCTAAGGGGCGTACTAAGAGAGGAGTCCAAGCTTAAAAGGTAAGTAAAGGCGATTAAAGGCGATTAAAGGCGATTAAAGGCGATTAAAGGCGATTAAAGGTAAGTTAAAAGGTAAGTAAAATTATAAAAGGTAAGTAAAGGCGATTAAAGGTAAGTTAAAAGGTAAGTAAAATAAAATAAAATAAATAAAAACGTATTTAAAAATAAAAAACAATATAAAGTAATAAGGAATATAATAAATGTATAGAATTATATAAGAGTAATAATCATAAAAGTTTATTACATTCGCTGTCCTAAATATGACTTGAAACTATTTAACAAACTGACCAATAACTCAGCTGGTAGAGTGTCCGTCTTATACGCGGAAAGTCGGCGGTTCGAGCCCGTCTTGGTCAAATTTTATTAAAAACTGAATATCATTTCATTTTACATTGTCCTAAATATGACGATAAACTGTTTAACAAAGGTTCAGTAATTCAATGGCAGAATGTCGAGCTGTTACTTTTAAGCTGAAACTCGGAGGTTGGAGGTTCGAGCCCTCCCTGGACCGTAGTCCTTAAATATGACATTAAACTGTTTAACAAAGTTTGGTAGTGTGGCAGAGTAGTTATTGCGACGGATTACTATCCCGTTTCCATTTGGAGCATAGGTGCAAATCCTATCACTATCGTAGTCCTTAAATATGACACAAAACTATTTAAAAACGCCCATTTAGTATAGTGATTATTACGCTCGTCTTGTAAACGAGAGGTCAATGGTTTGATTCCATTAATGGGCAAAATTTTATAATTTATTTTTAAAAAATAACTTAAAAATAAAAATCTATTAATATTAACTAATTTTGAATGCCAAAAAGTATTAGATCAACTTTTTTAGTTGTTAATGTAATTTTTTTTTAGTTATTTATTATATAAATACGATGGAATTTGATCAAACTACATATATATACATTGGAGTAGCAGTTGTTGTTTTAATTTTAATAATAATTATTATTTTGTTTTCTGGTAAATCAAAACCAGAAGAAATTAAACGAGAAGAAATTAAACGAGAAGAAATTAAACGAGAAGAAATTAAAAATAAACAAATAATTATGTCTGATTTAAACGGTATTTCTAATTTTGATATGAAATTAGCTGCTCAAGCAAATAGTATAAATAATACAAGTGGTCCTAAAGAAATGACTGCAAA